GTTCATTTGTTGTACTATTGAAGTAAATGAACCATCACCTTCGAAAAAAAAGTATTTTTTTTCTTGTTTTATGTCCCCATTTTTTGTTTTAAATGAACCCGCTTGAAACTCTAATTGTAATTCCAACTCAGCTTGAAATGTCTCCAATTCAGCTGGTGTGGGTTCTTTTTTCTTACGTTGTAGGAAGGTTTCAGCGATATCAATATCTTTGATTTGTACAACTTTTCTGAAGGTATCTATACTTATACTAAAATTTATCGCACTCTTAACCTCAGGTTTTTTTCCTATTTTATATTTTCCATCCTCACCAACAGTTTGATTGGTTTTTAATTTTTTATTATTATCATTAATTTTCCCAATTAATTCACTTTCAGCAGTGTTTCTTTTATCAGGTGTATCTATAACTTTAGTGAACGTATAAACCCTAGTTTTTTTATCAGTCAAAACTATAAAATTTTGTGTGTCCATATTTCTATTGAACCAAGATTGATTTCCTGCATAAAAATAAACATCACCATAGTATTCCGCTAAGTTAACTCTATAACTTTCACAATCACTCAATGGTTGTAAGTTTTCTTTTGCAAAAGTGTCCATTTTATTTTTAATAAAAATGTCCAATCTATCTTTCATTTCCATCAACGTTAGTTCAGGAAAATCATCAGGTATGATACCTTTTGATTTATATTCACTATAAACTTCTTGAATCTTTTGATACCCTCTAGTAACTGTTCTATCTTGTACGTTTGCTGACTGATTGGGGACACCACTTCTTTCTTGTATTCTAAGATTTGTTTTATACATATAAGGTGTAGCTAATAGACCAGCCATTGTAATTTCAGTCATTACATTATATTTGTATGTATAAAATTGTAAGTCCACATCGAAGTTACCCGAACCAGTATTAAATGAAGCACCAAATTTATACAACATCAATGGTAACCTGATTGCTTTACCTAGATACCCCTTTAGTGTTAGATAGAATAAAGGATATGGTAGGTTGAAGAAAACAGCATATGGTGAACTATCACCTGATTCAAATAGAGCTTTACCTCTTATATCAATCATTTTTATTGATATAACTGGTTCAAATGCTGTGTTAATTGTGACACTAATTGACTTTATACCTAATAATCCAGTGTCAGTAGCACCAGGTTTACCACCAGTATTAATTGTTTGTCTTACATAGTAGTCATCACTTTTATTCGGATTTTGAAATTGGTTTTTTATTGGTTGATTAATACCTTGACCTTTCAAAGAATCTTTCCCTGTTATTTCATCAGTCCATTTAGTATTAAGATAATCTTCTCCACCAGGTTGTAGAAAATTAAGAGATGCTACAGATACTGTTTGAATTGCATCATTAGCTGCAACACCCACGGCTAATTTAGTTCTTGGAACTACTTTACATTCCAAATTAGCATAATAAACCATATTCTCCATTCTGATGTGTCTGTCTTTTGCACGACCATCCTCATCAATAATTTTGTTTGGGTCAACTACTATAATGTTGTTATAGTCAAAATCGACTAATATATTTTCGGGTCTATCTACCATAATAGAAGAAATGATTGTTTAATTGGGATTTGTAATCTTGTAAAGAAGTTACTAACGGATATGGTATTGTCAATATAGAACCATCAGGTATGTTCCATTCTTGTCCACCATATTGTGGATTAGCCATCAAGATTAACCAACCGAAAGTTGGAGAACCATAATATTGTTGTGACACTTTATCCATTCTGGACATCCCAATTTTATAAATGTATCTTTTATCACTACTTTTGTTTGGTAGTTGAATATATGGAACAATCGTTTGTTGTCCGTTTAAAAGAAAATCTGCGTATCTGTTATATGTTTGTCTTGCCATAATTTAACTATTGAATGAAACTTTTCCATCAAATGTTTGAGTATCTTGATTAGTATTAGTGGTACTAAAAACATTTTTTATATTTGTTTCTTGTGTTGCATTAGTATTTTGGTTAGGTATCGTTGTATAATTAAATTTTCTTGTTTTACCTTTAGGATAAAGTTTTTCGTCAGGACTACTTAAGAAATTTTTTAAATATTTATCTTTTCTTAGTTCTTTGAACATTTTTTCCTCTTCCGCTAATTCCTTATCATATTTATTAGCTAACTTATTTACTATCTGTGTAAATTGATTTTTTAAATTTAGTGGGTCTGAAATTTTAAGAAGTTCCCCTTTAATTATACTATTAATAAAACCATCCCTTTTATTTTTATCAGAGAATATTCTTGATATAACCATAAAGAAAAGAAGTTCAGAATTATCTTTAAATAAAGAATCATTCAATGGAAAAATTTCATCTAAACCTTCTTCTGTTGTTATAATTGTATATTTTGCCTCAGTTTCCAATCCTGACAAATAATCATTATAGTCAATCAATGCTTCGTAAACTTTCTCATAATCATAAGATAATTCCTCAGTAGTGTTAGTTGGTTTTGGACTACTTTCCAAACTTGATGCTGTTACTTCTGAAGTACCTGTTAAGTTATAAACTCTCGGTTTATTACCATTCAAAAGTTTTCCATCAGTATTTTCACTTATTAAATTTATTTGTCGTATTAAGTAAACAAAATCTTGTTCAAACTTTATAAACTCTTGTGTTATAGTTGTAATACCATTCTCAAATTCAGATTGAAGTGTTTTAAAATACTCTTTCATATTTTGTTTAACTCCTTTAATTGCTGGTGAATCTAATCCAAATTTTTTAGCATTTAATTCTTCAATAATTATGTTAGCATCATCATCAATATCATCAGTTACATTTTTAAATAAAGTGGCCAATGTTTCACCAACACTAGATGGTGCACCCCAGATTGGTGTATCTTGGTTTGCCCAAGTTGCTCCTTTCATTAAACCAGTCGTATATAATCTTTTTTGATTCACCAATTGTAGAATTCCATAATTATAATTTAGTGTAATCTTTTCTAATGTATTAAGTGTGTTATTGAAATAACCTACACTTTGGTCTATTAATGTGTCCATTACTTTTCCGTATGAGATTTCACCATTTTGACCATTAGGTACTGGTATATTTGTAATAATTTCACCTATAGTTGAACCACCAGGATTTGTCTGTGGTGGTGTTGAATTTTGAGTTGTCGCAGCTTCTTCTCCTGCGGTTAAAGAAGTAATAATTTCTTGGTCTACAACTTTATAACTTTCATCAGTAGGTGTTGCTCTTTCATCATATATTTCTGTGTTAGCATAATAGTTGAATGATAAAGCATTCTGTAATTGTTCTACAGGACCTTTAAGACCCATACCACCAATAATGTCAAATCCCATTTTTACTGAAACTATCATTGGTTGTAATCCAATACCTTCAGGATTCATATCAAATTGACCATCTTTTTCGTATGTAAAACTAACACTTTTAGGTATTATCTTTGTATTGTAAAAATCTCCTATTCTAAGTATTAGAACTGGTGGTGCACCAAATGCAGTATTTTGAGCATCATTGTATCTTGGTTTACCATCAGGACCTATTGTTGGTATCGTTTCACCAGGTTTTGTACATTGATTCAAGAAAGTTAGACGAGCATTTAAGCCTTCAGGTGTCATAGAATGGAAAGCCGGATTGAAATACTTTATTTTTTCAACAATTGAAGTATATACCATAGGATTTTCTTCCTTCAATACTTCAAAATAATCACATTCACTAAATAAGTTTCTCAATATTTTTTTACCAATACCATCTTTAAGTTTTTTAACAATATCTACAGTTGGTTGAACTCTATCTACAGGTCTACTTGATACAACATCAACTTGTTGTGTTTTGACTTCTTTTTGTTCTTCAACATTCGGTTGTTCAATAGTTTCAATATCGGGTACATCAACAACAATTGATTTTATTATAACTCTTCTACAAGCCATTGCATTTACAGAATATACTTGTGATTGAAAAGTGATAGCACCAGTTGTACTTTTAATATCCTCAGTACAATTTACTTCAAAACCTGGTGTACCATCTGCCGATTTGGGAACAACACTTTTAGCTTGTTCACCACTTGCAATTTCTTTAATTATTAGTTTTTTATCATCAATAAATTTTTGTAAATTAGCATCTCCGATTTTAAAAGATTTTAAGAAACTTTCAACTGAATCTATTCTTCTTTGTGACAATTTTTTATTGTAATCAACTGACGCAGTCGCTGAGGCAGCACCCTCCATTTCTATAGTAATAGTTCCTTTTTTATTATTCAATAAATCAAAGGCATCAGTAATAAAATTCTTTTGTCCACTTGAAACTTTTTCATAATTTGTTTTTACAACAGAATCGAAAAACTCGTTGACATTTTTGGCTCTATTACAAAATTCAACATTTTGTTTACAATAAGTTCCACCTGAAGCAAAAGCTGATTCAGCATTCGTTTTATAAGTTTCTTTTTTTGAAATATAACCATCATAAGTACTATTATATGGAATATCACCAGATGATGGAATATCATTGTCAAAATAAAAACCTATACCTAAATAGGCATCAACAAAAGCTTGTTTAGCTGGGTCTGGTGTAGTTTTTTTGACACCCTGAGGTGGAGTAACATTTCCTCCATCTTGTCCTCCAAGTGGTACATTTTCTTTTGATATTTCTGTTATAACTTGACCAAGTTCTTCTTTGGTTAATCTTGGATTATTAATAACCTCTTGGTATGTATATAATTCAGACAATGGTATTGTATTAAATTTTTTAGCTAATTCGTAAATGTCAAATTTTACACAACCTGCAAAAAATGAATCAACTATTGAATCAATTTTTTCTTTAGTTTGACCCTTAAGTTGTTTTTGAACAATTGTGTTCATAACAGAAGGATGGTCGACTATGATTTTCCAATTTACTGAACCACTTCTACTTGATTTTGAGTAAGTATATATAGGTTCAGGTCTACCAATAAAAGTTGTTGCATCGAAGGATACATCAGCACTATCTTCAAATGTTAAATCATAGGGTGGGAACCACATAATTCTACCACCATTAGGTCCTCTTTCACATGCAGGTAAATCATCATATGTAAACCCAGGTTTACTTGATGTTCTCCAAGCAAGATTTTCAATTGAGAACATATATTTTTTAGCAACAACTTGACCTTTTGCATTTGGTTGTAGATTTGTTGAACCAGGATTTTTGAGTGGTGCTATGTTTAAATTATAAGTGTTGTCCAATACAGAATAGTCAAATCTTCTACCTGATTTAGTAATACCATCTGATTTCTGTAAATCACCATAAGTGTAATAAGGTGTATCTTTTGCAAATACCCTACAATATTCAATACCCGCTTCAGCACCAGTAGTGTTATCTCTATATGATAAAACTCTTGAACCTTTTGTTAATTCTTTATATCCATCGTTGAAAACTTTACTAACTTGATTAATTGCATTTCCAACGTGTTTTAATCTCGAAATACCATTAACTAAATCCGCCGAATTAACAAGACGTTGAGTTGCATCTAAAATAGAACTTTCTTTGAATTGTAAATTTGTTGATTCGTTACTTGTATATTGTGAACTTATTAAATTAAATTCCTCATCTTGTGAACCAGTACCACCACCAGGTGTTGCTTTAAAACCAGCATCACTTTTATATTTAGGTGAAACCCACACAAATTGACCATCAATACCTCCACCATCAGATGATGATTTACCAGCCAAACCAAAATTTAATCGACCAATATTTCCTTCATATAAACTACCCAACTCACTAGGTCCATAAACCGGTGTTTGTACTTGTCTTCCGAATGGGTCAATAGGTATTTGTAAAGGTGGTGATGTAATAGTCGATGGTTCAGATGTTCTACTACCCACATAGTAACCACCATTCAAAGTACCATTTTGATTTATTGTACTTTCAGTTTGTGCAAATTGTGAAGTTCTTGTATATTGTGCTCTATATCTATTATAATCAATATTAGCAAATAAAGCTGATTGTTGACCTGTACCAGTGTTATCAATGAAATTCTGTGATGGATTCGTTGTAATATTTAAGGTGAGTGGTAAACCTCCACCTCCAGTTGTTAAATTAGGTACGTTAAGAGCTAATGATATTTGTGTGGATGAACCAGCATTAAAAAGTACAGGGTCAAAATAATCACCAGCAATAGGTGATACAGGAAAATATGCACCCCCCAAACTTTGTATAAATGGTGATTCATTAGTTGGTGTTGTTGGTACTGTAATAGTCCAATTTTTAGACCTCAAGGGTTCTTTACCCGCAATAATTAAAGAAATATCAAAAGGGTCACTTGTTGTATCAAGAGTCAAAGTGCCTTGTGTATTTCTTCTTGTATCAGCATCAACTCTGTCCTGAAAAAGTTTTTTTAAAGTTTGAGCCCCAAGCTTAGCTAAATATGAATCTTGTGATAATAATCCACTATCACCAGCGGGGTCAGGAGAAATTAGAATCTGATATGGACTATAGGAAGAGGGTACAAAAGTTGGGGGATTCCAATATGGTGTATATAACTTATTATTGTTTTGTATGTTATCAATAATAACCATATCATTGAATCCTCCCACAGGACCATATCTGTTTTCGATATATGCTGCGTCAATAAAAAATTCATTAACTAAATCTAGTACTGTGTCGTTTGGACTATATTCACCTTGATTAGAACTATTAATTATTGGTGGGTTATTGTATGTGATTGTATAATTATATCCACCTTCAGGTCCATACTCATTCAACGGATAAAGTTGTCTTACAAATGGATTCTGTGAGATTAAATCATCAGGTGAATTAATAACATTGTAATCACTTAAACTTGTTTCATATGTTCTAGTACCAACAGGTGCTGTATAAACACCAGTCACTGCATAGGGGGGTAAATTCCTATTCAGTAAACTATTTCTAAAACTTGATGTTGATGCAAACGATAATGAACTTTCGGACATAATCTTATTTTAAAATAAATAGATGAATTTTTTTTTTATCATCTACCAAAATTCATATTTTGTTGTGATGGAGTTTGTTTACCTGTTGGGTCTTTGGCCATTTGAGCAATCATTTGAATAAACTCAGGTTTTTTCATAAGTTCATTCAACACTCTTTCGACCTCAGTGGTATTTACACCAGGTGGGGCTGAAAAAGTTACATTTAAATTACCACTATAATTTAAGTTTTGAGTTGTTGGTGCTTGTACTTGTTTTTGTAATTTATCCAAATAACTCATTTCAGTTGTTTTCGGTGTTGTGGTAGTTGCTACTTGAGTTTTAGTTTTTTCATCCTCACCAGTCAAAATACTTCCAACTTTAGATTCTTTATACACAACACTAGCTTTTTCCATTTTTTCCTTAAACATATTGTAAAACTCGTTGGCCATATTACTGCCAGCCTCACCAGCTCCTTTGAAATCACCTTTGAATAAACTTTTAATCAAATCATCTGACTGAGTTCCAATACCTTGTCTAATTCCCTTTTCTGAAAATGTTTCTGTTTTTTCTTTACCTTCTTTATCCTTAGTTGTTCTCTTTAATACTTCGATACCATTTTTATAAATTTCTATCTCAGCCCTACTTAATCTTTCACCACCTTTGGATGCTGCTAAACCATAACCCATAGTGTCAGCAATCATAGCCAACAATATTTCTTGGTTTTCTTGGACAGTAAGTTGTTCTTTTGCCAACTCTTCCATCGTTTTAGGTTCTTGGTCTTTCATAAATTTGTCTAAAGCATCTTTGTCTTTAGCAAAAGTTTCCATAGCTTTATCTATTCCCATTTGAGTACCATCAACGGTTAAAGTCATTTCACCACCAGGACCTATTTCTGATAAATTAGCTATGAAGTTTCTTTGTTCTTCAGTAAATGTTGCAGGAAATTTAATTTTACTCAATTTCATATCGAGTTCTTTTGAGCCAGTTGCCATTTTTGCTAATTCATCATAACTCATTCCCATTTCTTTGGCAATCTCTCTTAGTTGTCTTTTTGCACCAGGCATAATTTCGAAACGACCATCTTTATTAAGCTGAACAAATTTTTCTGACATTTTGGACATTTGATTCATCAATTCACCAGGGTCATTCTGTGCCATATCCATCAATCGAAGTGGGTCTAATAATTCAGATTGTGTAACACCTAATCTTTGTAATGCCGCCGACATTTCTATAGCTTTGTCAGGTTCGAATAAACTTTCGGATAATGTAAAAACTTCTTCCATATTTATTCTTAAAACTTTAGCCTGAGCTACCATTTTAGTTAACCCTTCTATACCACCTTTAAAATTAAATGTATTAAGTTTAGTTAAATTTTTTGCTACCTCATCTGAAACACCTTGAGCATTAACTCCCATTTTTCTTGAGATGTCAACTACTTTCTGCATTTGGTCTTGTACACCCATATATGAAACACCAACATCTTTGAATTTTTTTGCCATATCATCAACTTCCAAACCAGTAACCTTAGCTGTTGCTATTAATCCTTTATACGCTTGATTATTTAATATGACATTCCTACCCAAATCAGAGGATATTGATGTTTGAATAGCTGATATATCAGAAAATTTTCCACCCAATTCTTTAACATCACCAACAACATCTGTCATTGCTGCTTTTATGCTCAATATATTAGTTCTACCAACACCAAAAGATTTTGCGACACCAATTGCAGCACCCTCTACTTCATCAAAAACTTTTTTTAAACTAGCAGGTTTTACATTTGATAATACAGCGTCACCAAAGTTTTCTCCAATTTCCTGAAATTGTTTTTCTATACCACTTAAGAGTGATTTACCATCGTCTCCACCCATATTTAAATTGTTTTATAAATAAATACCACACACCTTTTTTTATTTTTCAGATGTGTGGTATTCTATAATTTTATTGACTAAATATTTTCTTGAGTATGTTGGTAAATTTAAAAAATCGGTATATGATGTATGAAGAAATTTACCCAATAAAAAATACTCATCTAATAATACTTCTCTATACTTAGAAGAAAGGGCGAAAAAATTCAACACCAAAGGTGACCTCCAAATTCACCTGTTCACCTGATGGTGCTCTAACAACTCTTTTTAAATCCAAAGATGGTTCATTTTCTTTTATGAATTTTTTAATAAATTTTGAATCCATAATTGGAAGATTATTTACCATTTGTGAAATTTTTTCTCTATCTGTCTCACCATTAATTTCAACAATATGTTTCATTAATTTCCAAGTAACTCTTGGAGGTGTCATATTAGTAGGATAACTTTCAACCATTTTATCTATTTCAATGATTTCACCATAAGTCAGTGGTTTAAGTTTTACATTCGCTTCACTACGTGGTAATTTTACATTGTAATGTCCGTTTTCATCAGGTGTTGAATTTGGTTTAACAATATTTAATTCATCCAAAACTATTGTAGCTTCGAATGGTTTGTTTGTTAATGGGTCAGTCAATGTGAGTGTGTATTCAGGACCGAAAGATGTATTTCTCAAATAAATTAGAATTGCTTCAACATCACCCTCTAAAAGTTCTTCGGGTCTGATATCTGTTTCGTAAAGTTTACTTCGTATTAAAGTAGTAACAACATTTACATTAGGATTAGAAATTCCCCCTAAAATTATGTTTTCATCATTAGCTGTAAGGTAACCAACTTTTACAGATTTCTTTTTGTTCTTATAAAAAATACCACCCGATGGTAAAGGAACTACATCGTGTGGTAAATTAAAATTTTCAGTACCGGCTTTTAATATATTAGCATCCATTGTTTTTTTTATTATTAAAATAAACTAATAATAAAAAAATTAAATACTTTTTTTTAGTATACTAATATACATCTATCCATTCTAAGGTTTGCTTGGATTGTTGCTATTTTGTCATCACTATATGATAGTCCTTGAAAATCAACGTTAGTTAAAAAACAACCCTCAAGTATCCATTTTTCAACAACTACACCAGTTGGGTCTAACATCTCCAAATCAACATTTTTCTTATATCCCGCAGCATACCCCATACGACCTGTTACAGATTCAGCATGAAGACGAACCCATTCCATAAGTGCTTGTGCTGCAGATGGACCGATAGGGTCTCTAAAAGTAACAGAAATTTCTTCCCAGTTAAATCTACCTGCAACATATGTTGAAGTGTTTAAAAATGGGATTTCAACCGAGTTTATCTTAACTTTTGGTCTAGATGTTGATTCCACGAACCATTCATTAATACCTAAAGAAGAAGGAAATCTCATAATAAACCTATTCTGTCTTTTAGGTTCATAAGGTATGGGCATTTTCATCAATAAATCAGCCATCGTATTTCAGTTTAAATTTTTATTCTTTTTTATTTTAAATATAAATATCTTATTATTTTTTTTCTATTGACTTTATAAAATAAAAAAAGTATTATTATACTAGAACTAGTTAAATATTATTAATATAATATTTTATATTAATTTATATAATATTCTTTTTATTCTAGTTTCTAGTTGTAATTCTTCTTCATCTGGTTTGTATTCCTTTTTAATACCTCCGTGTGTTGAAAATATTTTAACATCTTTTACCCCCTTACTCATAGCCTTAATATTTCTCGGGTCATCATCAGAAAATCCTATCATAGGAACAAATTTATTTCTTATTTCGTTTTCTATTTTTTTAGATAATCTTAAGTTTAATTTTTCAGCTTGACCTTGAACATATTGTTTGAATCTATTCATTGTTGTAATTTTAGCTACTTCAGGATTTGTTGCTGACCCTTCCCCATAAGAAACAGGATAATACCTATTCATTTTTAGGTACTTCATTATTTCAGTTTCTTTATCAGCTGGATTTTCACCAGAGTTAATTCTCATTTCTTTTAATGAATCATATAGAGAATCAGAATCAATTCCACCTCTATTTGAATCTATAAGTTTTTTAACCCCCATCATTAGTGTTGATGGTCTATGTCCTCTTGCAGTAATAATTGCAAACAACGAACCATTATTAATTGCTTCTACAAAATCAGGCCATGCAGCATCATTAGCTAATTCAGCACTCATTACATCCTTTAAGAATTTACCATCCCCAGTAACTCTAAAATCTCTGAATGGGTCTGGTGCAAAATTTACGATAGTAAAACCCTCATATTCAAAAGGTTCTTTTCCTATCTGAGTTCTATATTCAGCAAAATCCTCAGTTCCCATACCAACTTCTTCTCCATCATCATCTAATAAGTAGATTTTTGTTGGCATATACATTAAGTTATCATCCCAATCAAAAGCATAATACTTCATTGGGATTTCTCTTTCTTCAAATTCTCTAAGTAATTTAATAATTGTATTTCTCATACTAATAAATATGTCTTAATTAAAAAAAGGAAGATGGTTTATTATCTTCCTTTTGTTCAATTTATCGTAATGATAGCTCAAATTTTAACGAACCACAATCCCAAATTCTATCATAACCTTTTAGTTTCATAATTTCCCACTCTGTCATATTTTTATCATAACCCTCCTTAACAAGTACATCCTTTCTAAACACAAATCTATGATGTCTATTTAGATATTTATCAGTTTTAATATACCAATAATTTGGTGGTGTTTTTGATGTATATTGAAAACCATTTTTGTGATAAACTGTGTTGTTTGGATTAATACCCGACCATCTGATATCTGCAAAAGTTTCTATTTTATGTGGATTGATGTTATTGATAAAATATTTTAACAATTTAGAGAATCCTCCAACAATTGTAGTGAACTTTTTATTACTAAATCGGATTAATTCATATTCGTCAGAAATGATATCTTTATTACCTAACGATTTTCTTTTTTTTCCAAAAGTCATTACAGATACTAATTCATTTTCAAAAAAAAGACCATATCTAAATTTATCAATAGTATAACCTTGTAAATGATTTTCATTCAAAAATTCCATAGATTGTTTTTTTGTGATTTCTTGAGCATTACATTTTCTACCATAAATTTTACTATTTAAATTCAATTTACTCGATAACTTAGATAATACGATATCTGTTTTTAACATAATTTCATCTTCATAGAATTGAATCAAATTAATATTTTTATCATTCGAAAGAATCGTTTTGTCAATATGATATAATTTTGTCTTTTCTCCACTTATTTCAGAATGAAAATAATTACCATTTACCTCAATTCCAAGATTGAAATCGGGTAAAAAAATATCAATTTCTTTACCATTTAATATTTTTCTGTCGGCATCAATATGTTTTATATTATTCGTATTTAAAAAATCTTTAATTTTTTGTTCTAAGTTGGAATTTTTGGTAATTGGGTAACATTTTCTACAGATTGGTATTTTACCACTACCTAATAATGTACTACTAAAAATGTTTTCACATTTAGTACACTCGAAAGTATAAGATTGTGAGGTATTACCATTTTTATTTTGTTTATAATCATCTAATAACTTCAAATTTTGTTCATCTAATTTGGGGAGTAGTTTGTCTAAATGTTTTATTTTAATTGTGTTTTTTAATTTATCCACAAATTCTTGTAAATACATAGGACTCTTAACTCCATACTTCTCTATGAAAAGTTTATCTCTATTTTTTTTAAACTCATCTAATTTGAATAAAGAATCCTCACCATACTTTTCATATAACACTTGTTTCGACTTGTTAATTCTATTTTCTTTATTGACCTCTTTTTTATTCCAAATTGTTCTACATTCATTGGAACAAAGTTTTCTTTCGTGTTTTTTTCTTTCTGTAAAACTATTACCACATTGGATACAAGTTCTGTTTTCCCTCACGCTTTCATCTTTCTCCTTACCAAGTATCTTATTTTTTTTAGCATACTCAAAATAACAAGTTCTATCACAGAATTTTTTATCTCTATGTTTATAATCTGTAACAAACATATTCGTACAATTCATACATTTTAATTCAATTTTCATAGGTAAATTATTTTTTAATGTAACAAACACCAATCTACATATAAATATAGGATATTTAATTAAAAAACAAAAACCCTCCTTTAAATCAAGGAGGGTTAATTTTTTGTGGTATTAAAATATATTAAATATTCTCAAACGAAGCACCTGTTGGGGTGATATAGAAAGTAATATCTATAAATTCTAACGAACGAGTTGGTTTAATATATATTTTACCTGTCAATTGGTTTCTATCCAAATCTGCAGGGTCTGAAGAAACCGTTACACGGAAATCATACAAACCTCTATCTCTTCTGATAGCATCTAATATTGGATTGACAGCATCTAAGAAATCTTGTCTTACTTTTTCGTCATTTTGTTCGAACAACAATCTAACTGAAACTGCAGATATAAGTTTTCTTGCTTGTAATAACAATCTTCTTACGTTGATTCTATCAAGAGCAGATTCTCTAATTTGCATAGTTTTGTTACCCCAAATAACTGTTCCTACATCAGAGAAAGTTGCGATTGGATTAATTCTACCTTTGTATAGAGTATCTCTTTCTTCTTGTGTAAGTTTTCTTCTCGCTTTGATTGCGTTAACAATACCTCTTGTATAACCTGCCGCAGCAAACCAAGGGAATGCGATATTGTCAGTTAAAGCTAAGTTTCTACAAACCTCAGCAGTTGGTGGTATATAGATTTGTGTATTGTTAACAGTATCTCTTGTTAATACCCAAGGATAGTAAGTTGCCGTGTAGTTAGAATCTATACCCGCAGTTTCTAAGTTATCAACAGCTTCTTGTGGATAAATAACATCAGTTTGTTCACCCGTTGTTGGTACTAACATATTGTAGTCAGGTGTTGTTGTGATGTAAATTGAGTCAGCTCTATCAAATTCTATCATTTCTATTGCTGCTTCTACAAGGTTACTATTGTTTACATAATCAATACCTGTTGTTACGAATACATTTATATTAACCGCTTCAGGATTTTGGAATGTTTGTTGACCTAACAAGTAAGCGTAATAGTCAGTATTAGCATAATCTTGAGTTGTATTCCCAACTGTTATTGTTTTGAATGCACCCCATCCTGTTGCTGTTGGATATCTGAACGATGGACATGCACCTCTTAAATAACCACTTCTACCCAAAATAAAGTTATCGGCATTAGTTCTACGTTCTCTGTAGATGTCCCAACCATCGAAACCACCTGAGCACAAGAAACTAAATTTACGTGCAAATATTCTGTAGTAAGGATTTGTTTCATCACTAGGGTCACTTGTGAATGTACCACTACCAACATAAAACTCAGCAGTACCACTTGTAGTAAACGAGTTAGCAATAGTAATACCTGAAGCGTCTTTATCCATATGGAAACCTTTTGTTCTATAAGACCAATCAGCCCCAGTAGTTGCATCACAGATACTTGAACCTGGTAAACGTTTTCCTTTGTAAGTGAAGAAATCAACATCGTAACCAACTGTATCAGAAATACCTAAATATGTTCTTCTAACATTGTCACCAGCACTTCTTAAAGCATCATCAGCACCTGAAGCTAACCCGAAAGGTGGATTGTATACAACTTCACCAGGGAAATCATATTTAGTTTTGTAAATTGGGAATGGTGATTTTGCACCAGCATATTCTCTCATATTGTAACCAACGAAACCACAAGGTAAAGCATCGATTGGTGCATCTTCATTAATCTCTAACATTACAAATTTGGAGTTCAAAGCATATTCACCATCTTTAGTTCCAATTTTTTTAGCTATGAAATTATTTTCATTAGGATTCATTGAACAATTTGTAAATTTCTCTAATACAACAGGATTTGAATCACTATCAAAGAAATCTCTAATTTGAACATCAAAAGTACCATTATTGAATGACATATTTGCCATAGAAATTTTTACTTCTGTATTTGCAGCATCCCCATCAGCTATCGTTGTAAATCTGAATAGATTAAATACTTTGTTACCTCTAAGTTCAGAAACAACCCATGGAGAAACTGGTGATTGGTATCTTTCTAAGTAGAAAGCTATTGAAGTTGCGTCTACCTCTTGTCTTGCATTTGGTAATGCAATCAAGTCACAATTCAAACCTCTAATGTAACCTTTTCTATAACCATAGTTTAATAATGATTGGAACCTTTCTTCTACAAACAATGGTGTTGTTGCTCTTGGTTTTGCAAAGTTACTTGAACCGAATACTTTAGCAATATACTTAGGGTCTGAATTAGTAAATGATGTTTCGAAAGTAAAGTTATCACCATCTTTATTAGTAACATTAAGTGCAAATGTTGAATATGGATTTTTAGTAACCGCTGAATATGTGCCAGTACAATCCATACTAACGTCAGTTAATCCACTGACCTCATATACGGCACCATTATCTGTACCATAAGTTGCAATACCTCTTGAACGTAGTGTTGCTATTACCAAGTCATCATAATCTGTATATGCTGTACCACTATAAATGTATATGTTACCAGTTATACTACCACTATAACAATTAGTGATTGTACCTGTTTGAATTGTTCCTGTATTACCTGTTGTACAAACACCACATGGGTCTGTGAAAAGTAAATTAACAGTCCAAGCTGAAGTTGCTGTCAAATCGTCAGATACTATTGTATATGATTTAGTCAAAGAACTAAAATTATAACCAACTGTTGTTGCCGATTGTACCACACCACCACTTGTTATACCACTTAATGCTGGGTTAGTACAAGCACTGAAATTAATAGTCATTGCAGTTACGTCAGCTGTAGTTGCTGTGGATGGAAGACAAACATTAATTACATTTGTATTGTAATTGATTGCACCTGTAACTGTAGTGATAGTTGGAGAACTTACTGAGTAACTATAAAATGATGCACAATTTGATAACGATGATGTTAGTGTTAAACTATTAACATAATCGTAAAAAGAATAACCCGAATATTGACCATTTCCAATATTATCAAAAGTTGCATAATACCAAGTATCATTAACGGCTGCAGTATAGTCGGCCAAATCCGAACTAATGTTATCAACACCAAACACATTATTTTGAGAAGTGTACCCTGATAATAATGTATCAATAGTTCCACCTGATACTGTACCAAAATAGTTTATTGATGTTGCTGATGTTGATGGGGTGTTTAAAATATTGAATAACTGATTTTTTATATCAGAATCAATCGTTGAGGTTGACCCATTAAATAACTCATATGTACTATATAAGTCACCCGATAGAAGTGCCGGTATTGATGTTGTGTATGAAATAGAGTTAATACTATTTGTACAACCAGTAAAATTGATTGTATAACTACTAACTTTAAATTCAACACATTGTGTAATACAACTTACAGTTGAAGCACTTGAACAATCAAACCCAACAGTTGATTGGTCAACATTAGCAACCGTAGATATAGACCAAGAAGGTCCTGCATCATAACCTGATAACCCAAGAATTCTTGTTACGAATAATTGGTTAGATTGTTGTAAGTATGCTTTGGCTACATAAGCGGCTTCATACTTTGGTATTTGAGTGTTTATAAATTTCTCAGGGGAAGTACCACCGAAATACGTTGTGAATTCGTCAAAGTTTGTAATAAAAATAGGTTCGAAGGCTGGACCTTTCAAGGTTTCACCAACAATACCAAGAGTTGTTACGCCCACACTTTGTGACACAAAACTTAAATCGACCTCAGAAGTATAGACACCAGGAGATACGAAAACTTTACTGTTTGACATTGATAAGGATGTTTAATAATTTATTTTATAAATAAATATTAGTATCAACCCTAAAAAACTTTACTTCATTATATGTATTGATAAATTGAGTAGAATAAATTCTACCTTTTTTCTACTATGTCTAAAACAGAGAAAAAAATAAAGAATTTGAAGATATCTATTGAGGTACACGATATATTAAAAACATATTGTGATAAGAATGGTATAAAAATGTATCGTTTTTTGGAAAGATTGATAGTTGAAAAGTGTAAAGAAAAAAAAGATATATATGGTGATTCTTAAAGTAAGAAGCCACTCAAAACCATAGAAGATACTTCAGAGACATTTAATCTAACTACTTCAATCCTTACAATATCATTAGTGTTAATTTGTACTTGTGAAACATTAGTTCCATAATAATCATTATTAATATAAACATCATAGGTATTGACATTAACAATATCTAATATACTAAGATTAGTTGTGTAATTGAATGTTTGAGATAATGTATCGTTACCCACATTATAAATCAAATTGAAATTATTTGATTGTTCAATAGATTCCATTTTTTTTCTTCTTCTTGTTGTACGAGTATCAACTTCGGTAACTTGTAAAACTCTACTTACTGCAGGACTTACCTCAAACTCGTTTTCATCAATTAGAAAACCTAACATAGTAAAACTATAACTTTGGATATAATATTTTCTTTTGTTCAAATCTAAGACACTTTCATCCGAAATATCACCCATTACAATTGGAATATAATGCCCTTTAATAACTTGATACGCTTGACGAGATGCAAATTTCTCCAAAATAATTTTATTAAATTGGTTTAGTTCACGCATTCTATTACAAATTATTTTTACATCAAAAGATATATCCACAGGAACTGGTTGTGGTATTTTGTAAACATCCATACCCATCCTTTGTCCATCCCACGTTGGAACTTGAGCATAAAAAAATAACCTTCTATTTGGAATATTATATAGTGTTGATGGGTTGGTTCCAAATTTGACTTCAGGTTTTCTTACAACTGTTACAAAAGGGGGCTCAACATTTTTATCGATATTTTGTATCTCCCAAGTTTCAACAAACTGAGTCCAATTTTGTGTTGTAACTAAAATATCAATTGTTGGTATTAATTTTCCATCTACAATAAGTTTCAATTCTTCTTTTACAAAATCTAAAAATCCACCATCCAAATCAGCATGTAAAATTGATTTAGGCAAATAAGTTCCATCCTTATTTATCTTTTCTAATAATTCCTCTCTTCTCCCCAAACCTACCTTGGATTCGGTTAATGGTAAATATTTTTTTATTTTTTTAGGTAGTGGCATTTTTATAATCCTCTAAATTCATCATCAACAACAGCTGATGCTATTATAGTACGATAGAATGGTTTATATCCAGCATATGTATGTTTATTATCTGATATTACCCTTCCATCATCTGTTACTGTATAGAATCTAATTCTATCTTCAGTTTCGTAGTAACCAATGTAATCACCAAAACTAACATCAACACCCAATTCATCTAATTGTCTTTGGTATACAGAAACTTTAAGATTACCTGGTTCAGTTTGATTAATTCTACTATTTCCATAGTTTTTGTTTTCAGGTTCTGAAATTTGAACTAATCCTTTAAATTCTACTGGTGGTAAAAATTTAACCCCATCCTTTAAAGTTTCGCCATATACGTCATCTGTCTTGGTTTTCATCCTATCAAT